ATCCTGTTCCCGGTCCCAATCCCCGACGTTTTGTATTTCAAATCCAGCAGCAGCCGCATCCCCTGTTTGATCAGCCCGCCGGGGAACGATAGCGTCGTGAATATCGTCTCTGTCGTATTCTGCACCGTCAAGTCTGGTGTGTTGTAATTCGCCAGCACCGCACGACCATTCAGCGGTTTCCAGATCGTGCCGTTACTGCGCCAAAAACTATCGTTGGCGTCGGTCACCTGATACACGGCTTGCGGTACAGCACTTGCCGCAGGCAGAGAGGCGAACGCCACAGCAGGCGGGCCGGCTGACCATGCTACGGCGTTTGCTTCACCAGCAGTGGTGTAGACCGGGTGCGGGTCAGCGGCTGATTCGTGATCCGATACTGCCTGCGCAACATCCGCATCACGTGCAATCGTCGCCGGAATGCGCGCATCAGCGACCGTGCCGGATGTCAGGTTGTCGGCATTGCGTGCCAGCGCGGCCTCTGCATCTAGCTCGGCTTGCGTGGCCATATCTGCCGCAAAACCGGGGTTTGGGTAAGTGCCGCTCAGCACGCCGCCAGCGGCATCGCCATCACGTACCTGACCAGCTTCAGATGCGGCCACAGCCGCGGCAAGTTCTGTATCGCGCGCAATCCCCGCAGGAATCTGGGCATCTGGCACCGTACCGCCAGCATCCAGCGAGGCGTAGCCGCTCGCAGCGCCTTTCTCGGATTCCTTCTGGTATCCGGTGTGCGGATCGGCAGCCGATTCGTGCGCGGCGATTGCCGCATCGACAACCGTTTCAGCCGCCGACGGCAGAACCGCCGTGATGCCGAGCAGAGTCAGCACGTCAACGGGCGCGCCAGCGGTGACGGTGATTGAGCCAAGCTGCGTCACCGCGCCATTTATCGGGTTGGCCAGCGAGACACTGTACAAGCCATCGAGGATGTTGATGCTGTATCCCCCAGCGGAATCGAGAGTGATTGTCTCGCGAGCTCCGGCGGGCAGAGACGGCGGCTGACTGGTTTTAGCGGTCAGCACAAGCCCCCAGCCTGATAGCGCGGTGCCGTCTGGATCAGTAAATGTGCCGATGAGGTTTCTTGCCATGATTGTCTCCGGGGCGATTACGCGATTGGGCCAGAAAGAGTGATGTTGGTTGTGCCGCCGGGCGCGCCATCGGCACCGGCAGGGCCGGGGATACCCGGCGCGGTCAGTCCGACCTCGATCGTGGCCTGCGCGGGTGGCCGCAGCTCGACAACAGTCTGCGACGCCACGATGATGTCCACCGACGGTGCGGGTATCGGCGTGATCTCGACGATAGCGAGTGGCGCGCTCATTTAGTTATATCGTCTTCGACGGGTATCTTGAATGTCTGCGTAGAGCGGACTACACCGGCCTCCGAGAATTCAATGTCGACAGACATAATGCCGACCGGCCAGCCGATAGGGGTGGCGACTGACAGCGTGAATTGTCCGGGAGACACGCCTTGGTCAGGCTTGGCCACAGTCAAGTCTGCCACCAGCGAGCCTGTGGCATCGCGCACCTGCGACTTGATCGTCATCGCGGCGACGGATGTTGCGACGCCTTCTTCTTTGTAAACACACGAAAGCTCGAAAGAGTCTCCGCGTTTGACTGGTGGCAGAATGGGCGGCGGCATAGTATGTCTCTCTATTTTTGTCCGCCTGAAGTCGGAGCGGACGCGTTAGATGATGTGCTGTCTGAAATTTTTGTCTTGAGAAAGCTCAAGTAATCCAGCGCACCGCTGTCTTTCAGCGCCTTGAAGTCTTCGCCAAGCTCCTTGAACACAGCGGATGGCTGGTATCCGCGCTGGCGCAGCTTTTCAGATACCGATGAAAGGCCGGCAGAAATCTCGGCGGCATCGGCTTCGACATCTTGCAGCGGGTTAACGTAGTCCCATTTCGGCGTCGTCCATTCGGTAGTGTAGTCAGCACGCGGCACTTTGCCAGAAAGCACGGCGGCGTCAACGAATGCCCGCCGGATATGCGTGAGCAGGCGCGGGATCAGGACGTGCCACTGACGCTGCTCGGCGCTGCGCCTGAACTCCATTTGACCGACGCGCGAGCTGCTGAAATTTACTTGGCTCAGGTCACCGGTGAGCATTTCGTAGGTCACGCCCATACCGGCAGCGATGGCGTAGAGCTGCGTGCGGATGTACAGGTCATAGCCTGGCGCTGCCTTCGGATCGGCGAAGGTCACGCTTTGGCCACTTGTCGCAACGATAGCCCCAGGCTTGATGTAGCCAAGATCGCCAGTCAGTGCCGCGCGTTTTTCTGCTGCGCTGGCGCTTTCATTCTCGGCGGGTATCGCAAAGTCTTCACCGTTGCCGCTGATAAACACACTCATCAGCGCTTCGTTTTGCTTGCGGGCGAGTTCGGCGTCTTCATAAATTGCCAGGTCGCGTAGGCGCGCAATGACGGGTGCAAATCGTGTGATGCCTCTGGCCTGGCCGGGTCTGTCAGGGGCGAATAGGTGGATGATGTTTTGTGCATCGTAACGAGTTGAAACCATGCTGCTGCGTATGGATGAGAATCCTCCATCGCCGGGATGGTTGCCAAACAGCCAATAAGCTGCCACACGGCCAAGCGCATCGAATTCAATACCGCTGATAATCTGACCACCGTTTTTCAGGGCAGCATTTTTTGTAGAGTCGAGATAATCAATCTCAAGCAGTTGCAGTTGCAGCGGAACCGGCAGTCCGTCTTCGGGACGGCGCATGCGCATGCGCATCAACACTTCGCCGTCTTGCTCCATCGCGCGGTAGGCTTGTGCCACCAGGCCGTGAAAGTCTGTGCCACCATCGGCATCTGCAACCGGCTCCCACTCCTTCCAGAGAGCATCCAGTGTCTGCCGCGTTTTCTCATCTGCTGCCCGGCTGGATGGCATGATGCCTTCGCCAACGATGTTGCTTACCAGACATGAAATTGCCTTGGCCGCATACGGGTTGTTTTGCACCAGACTGCGGGCGCGAGCGCGCAGCATGACGGCATCGGCGCGGTGGTCTGCATTGGCGCTTGCGCCAGTTCTGCGGGGTATCCATCCATCACCGGAAGAATTCGCGCCCTCATAGGCTCGCACCTTGGCCAGCGAACGTCTAGCCATGGCGCGCCGCAACCCGGCAGATGGGTCAACCCAGCCGACCACACGATCAAGCAGAGAATAGGCGGGCGGCATCAGTCACGCCGTCCGGTTGGTTTGAAGTAAAAGACCGGACGGCGCTTGCCAGCGGCTTCGGAAATTATGCCGACAACGTGATCGCGCGCCGCCTTCAACTCGGCTATCGACTGATAGGTAATGGTTCTATCGCCTGTCCGAACGGTCAGGACGCCGGATGCGATGGCTGCGTCGAGCGCATCGAGATCAGTTTGAGTGAGTGCCATGCCGCTAAATTAGCGGCTTGACCGTCTCATTTACAGGGGAGAGTGAGACTATTTCCCAGCGGTTTTGATAATGCGGTAAACGGTTGCCCTTCCGATCTCAAGCTCTCGCGCAAGTTCTCTGGCATTGCGTCCATTGAATTTTCTGCGGACTTCATCCTTGATGCGCGCCTGATCTATTGAGCGCTTGCTGATATAGACTTCACCGTGCCAAGCCGAAGCCAAGTCATCTATAAATTCTGCGCTCACCATTCCAGCAACTTGCTCACTGATACCAAGACGCTGCAATGCCAAAGCAAACCGCGCCTGCACGTCTTCGATAAACTCGCTCACCACGCCCGCCCGAATTTTCTGCGCGGCAACGCGCGCGCCTCAGGTCTACTTTGCTCTACGCGCACCGGCGGCGCGCTGGTTTTTTCTTCGGCTACTGGTTTTGCGCGCTGTGAAGTCTTCAGCTTCGATAGCCTGAAACCGGCCAGACCGTACTTCCAGCAGTCATAGGCTTCGTTCGGCTTGCGCTCCCGCCATTCGTAAATGGTTTTGCCGCGCACCTTTTTTTCTTCGAGCTTGTTGCTGGTGAGCTGGTCAAAGAATTCTGCATCGAAGCAGTTGGCCGCCGGGAAGTGGATGTAGCCTGGTGTCGCACACAGCTTGCCATCCGAATCTAATTCTGGCGGCGTGAGTTTGAGACAGCGCGTGATCAGCGCCATGCCAGCTTGGTTACTTACCAAGTGCGGGCTGAATCCCTTCTTCTTCTTTCGCCTGAGCCGCATCTTGCGGGCGGCATCATCTTCGATCAGCGTCTTGCCCCGGCCTTCGATACCCTTGAGTGGGTAAAAATTTCTGAACCTATTGCAAAACGCGGCGGCTTGGTCAGTGTTGTAGCCGGTATCCACGCCGCCACAGTCTGGCCTGAATTCGGCGAGTGTGTCTTCAAGGGCGTCCCATGGCTCCGCGCCTGCGGTGTCTCCCTCTTCAATGATGTGCGTCAGATACCAGCATTCTTCATCCGGCCCGACCCAGTACAGGCTGGCCTCTATCCGTGACTTTTGCACGTCGATGCCTGCCGTCAGCACGTAGCCCAATTCGCGCATTTCATCCGGGTCGTAGGTTTCAAGCCGGGATAGCAGCGCGGCGCTGGTGATCTCTTCACCGCGCGCCGTCCAGGGTTCGCCAAGCACGGTATTGACAAAGGCTTGATGGGTAGCCGTACTCTGGATGGCGTCATGCCATTGCCGGGCGAGTTCAAGCCATGACGGCCCGAGTCCGATGGGCGAGTAAAGCTTGCTGGCCGTGTAGCCGCGCCGCGTGACTTCGGGATGCGCGGGTCTCCATTGGTGGTTGGCCAGCATTTCAGGCTTGTTGCGTTCGGCAATGTAGCTGCCGCAGTGTCGGCAGACGTATCCCGCCTCGGTCAAGCCCTTGTCCCATTTCAGGCCGTGCGCAATATCCTTGCCGCCCCACTCCAATGGCTGATATTCGCCGCAGTGCGGGCATGGCACCCAGGCGCGGCGCTGATCACTGCTCTCCCATGCGTGCCAGATATGGCTGGTCTCCGTCTCGGTCGGCGTACTGGCCAGCAAGAGCTTTGCCCGTCTGAATGAGGATAGTCGCTGTCTGGCCAGAAATATCGGGTCACCTTCGCCAGCTATTTCTTGCGGGAAACGGTCGAGGTCATCCATCACCATGATCTTGACTGACTTACCGGCGTAGCTATTCGGGCTGTTGCCGCTCGAAAAGAACAGGATACCGCCCGGAAAGTCGATCATGTCCTGCCGGTTCGCGGCGTCACGCATCCGCAGTCCGCCGATCAAGTCACGTATCGCCGGGGTATCCTGCATGATCGGGTTCCAGCGCTGCGCCTTCCATGCTACCGTTGCTTCAAGTGTCGGGTTCATCACCATCATCGGGGCCGGTGCCTGCTTCATATTCGCCGCCAAAATGTTGACGATGGCCGAGGTCTTGAATAGCTGCGCGGCGACCATCAAAACGACTTCGCGCACGCGGGAGTCCGGCGAAAAGCAGTCCTGTATCTCCCGCACGAGCGGGTTGCGGCTGGTACGCCATGGCCCGTACTCGCCGGACTGCTTGCTGGTGAGGATGATATTGCCGTCCGCCCACTGGCTGACTGACACGCGCGGCCTTGGCTTCGCCGTGTGCCAGACCTGTGACAGACACCAGGCTTCGTCGAGGGTGAGCGGGGCGCTCACGACTTCGGCCTTTCGTGTATCTCCCGCTGCTGCCGGGTAATGGATTCGCCAAACTGCGTGCGCATGGTTTCGCACATTTCGGCGAGCAACCGCTCCATGTCATCGGTATCGGTAACAGGCGCAAGCAGCGAGGCGTACTGACCCGGCAAGTTTTCAAGCAGGCCAGCCAATGCGCCACCGACAAAGCGAAAGGCGGACTCCACGTTTTCGCGTGCGATGACGTTGCCAGCGGCCAGCTCATATTCGAGCTTTGTGCGCATGGCCTTGTACTTTTCATTCAGCGCACGCGATGCCTGATAGGTACTTGCCACGCGCTCTTCGACATCGCCACGGTCGGCGCTCTTGTCGCGGCTGCGGTTTTTGGCGTGTCGGCTGGCAACATCTGGGCGTCCGCCTTCGGTCTCCCGGATCAGCGCTAGGGACTCTTCAGCCATAACCTTGCCATCGGCGTTCATAACGAGGCGTCCGTCGTGCTTCAGTTTTGTCACAAAGCTGGGTGCCCATCCATTCTCCCGCGCGAATGCCGACTTGCTGAGAATTTTCTGCATGACGTCTATCTAGCCGCACGAT